GCACCTATGGCTTGTTTTAAAAACTCTTTAATTATAAAACTTAGGGCTTGTGAGTTTGGTTCCTCAATACATTGCCATAGTTTACTACCAAAGTTTTCCTGTCGAAATCTCTGACCTATCATATAATACAATATAGAACTTATATTATCCCTGATAAGTTTAAAATCCCCGTTTACTGGGTACCAACCTCTTTCCCCATTTTCATTAGTTGTAAGTTGGATAGGATAAGTTACACCTATACCAACTAAGTCTGTAAAGTAATTCTTTTCCATTAGTGTATGCAGGTTTTATCCTCATAATCGTCTACAACGAATTGTGAGAAAGGTTTAGTTACTTGAGTTACTGTAGGACCTGAAGAACCTGGTCCAGTAGTTACACCTGAGTGTACATGAGAATTGAACATACTGCGAAGTTGTTCTAGCTCTTGGATAGTTTGATTTAGTTTTTCTGTTAGTTGAGCAATATTGATTAACCCCTGATTTTCTCCGGTATTTAATATAAGGGTATCACCTGAAGATACATTGATATCCTTATTAGCTGATACCACTACATTAGATTCAGAATAAACTGAGATATCTCCATTAAAATAAAGATTTAGTTTCCCATTATTATCGTCTATTACAATGAGATTACCTTCTGGAGTAACTATCCCCATCTTATTTGGGCCATCCAAAGGTTGGGGTACTTGATTCATACTCCAACCATGGTATTCCCATAAGGGTTTAGTAGGATCACCAAATTCAAAAGTAATGAATACTATATCTCCTACCTTAGGGGCTAAGAACTTAAATCCACTACTTATTGAACCATGTTGTCCTTTCGGTAAAGCCCAAGCAAAGGTACCTCCCATTACTTCTGGTATACATACTTTTACCCTATTCATCTTCTTTTCGGTATCATTATTATCAACAACTATCCCCCGATAAATAGAGTAATACCTTCCAAGACCCTCTAATCCTTCTTCTGTTATTATTTTTGCAGTTTCATAGCCCATAATTACCTCACTTCCTTATTCTTAATATATTCCTTGAATCTCTTTATGGCTACTTCCATATAATCGAATTTAACCCAATAGTCATCTGGTACTTGAATATCCTTAATGGTTATTTTTCCGGGTACTACCTTGCCCGAAGAAGTAGTTAAACTGCCAGAGCTTACAGCTATACCCTCGGCTTTCTCGATTGGAGTCTTAGCCAATACTTCGGTATAATAAGCTTTCTTCCTAGCCATTTCGTCTCTACGTTTAATATCTAATACATTTCCTTCCTTATCCATAATACCAGATTCAATGAAATAGGCAACCTCATTGTAAGTCCAACTCAAATCCAATTCGTTGATATTACTCAAAGCCTTCTTATCTTTACCCTTAGAGGTTACAGCATTAGCTTTAGCATCATTAGCTACAACGGTTTGAGTAGACAATCCAGTCTTAGAAGTAGTAGAACCAGCCCTACTCGAGTTCTTCACTAACTCTAAATTAGTTACATATCCCTGGCCTGCATCCATAGAGTGGGTACATTGTTTTATATACCAAGGACCAGACCATCGTTTACCCACATTTTCTAAGATTAGTATTTGAGAAGAAGCTAGTAAAGGTCTTCCAACAACTTGCATTTGACAAACCAGTTTACTCTCTGTATGCTTTAAACCACCATTAGCATTAGCATTAGCTGCCCAAGCCCACTTATCTATCCCTCCGTATCTACTGAATAAGTTATGGTAAAGTTTGTACAGCGGTATTTCAACATTAGCCTTTTTCCAATGTTGAACTTTTACTGTAACACTGAATACACCAAGGCTGGGGTTTAATGGATTTTTATATTTGATAACCGGAGTGTCATCAATCACCATGGTATAGGGACCTTTCTTTAAAGCCGATATACCTCGATAAACACTTTCTTCATCCTCTAATCCCCAAGCATTAGCTCCACCCTTGGGAGTATGTTCTGGGTCAAAGTCTCTTGGGTCCAGGTCTTCTATGACCATGTATTCCATTTGGTCTTTACCCTCAAAAAGGTACCTTTCGTTCTTAAGGATATTGTATATATCTTCATCTAGGGTCTTACCATTAACCACATTCTTAAGGGCTGCATTTAAAGCTGCACGTCTATCAGCAGGAAATTCTTCTCTTTGAATGGTTTTATTTATGATACTTCTTACCTGGTCTGTACTAAGTTCATTAAGGAATTTTTCTTTACCTTGTCTATATGCTTCGGCTGGGTTAGAAGCAGAATATTCTGCTACATCTTGATTCCATTTGTCATTCAATTGTTTCCTAGCTTCAATTGAAGCTCTTAAGTTAGGGTCGGTACTTATAGTATGCTTTAATCTCATTTCCATAATAGTTGGTATATCTTGAGGATTATTTTCAGCACCATATTTACCTACTGAGGTATGCCAGTTCTTATAATATACCCCATTATTCTCATTAGCTACTATCTCGGGTAATTTTTCGGTATCATCAATTCCAGTACTTAATATTTCTAAGTCTTTACTTTCAGGATTAATAGTAGGAGAGAGTGTAGCCTTAACTCTTTTAGTTACCTTCTGAGTAGAAAATTGAACACTGAGTACTTCGCCATTCTCACCCTGATAAGTATAAACAGTTACAGGTTCTTCATGGAATTTCCTATTGTGTATATAAATAACATTATCTCTTGAATCTATGTACCAAGGGCCATTAGTATAACCTCTCATCTTTTGTTCTAATTGAACTAAGATGTTCTTGCCAACTAACCCAAAGTCACTATTAATCAGAGCCTTCAAATCTTCTGGCATAGCCACTTCTGCTATCCCACTGTATTTGTTAGCATAGAGTACTTTACCAGTAGTGGTACGGGTATTCTCTGTAGGTACCTGTAGTGACTCATATACTTTATTACTTATTATTCGTTGTTCCATTACTGAAATATTTCTATGATTACACCTACACCATTATTACAGCCTCCATCTAAATATGATGATAAACTGTTCTCTGAAGCTTCAGAGAAATTATATGGTGGTTGATATCTTAAATCACCGATAGAGTCTATACACTTGATAGTTACATGAGTACCAGTAGAATCAAACTTTGCCTCAAAGTCCCTGACCTTAATGGTTTTAATTGGACCTGATATGAATTGACCATCTGGGTATATATATCCCCACTGTAAGCATATCACACTACCCTCTTGTAAAGCATCTATATCTACAGTATCTGGGTCTCCAGTATCAAATGTAATTGTAGCAAGATTTTCTTTTTCTTCATCATACCTATAATTCCAGGTACTAATATAAGCTCCAAGAGGTATACCAGTAATTTGGTTCATTATCGGCATACCTCTGAAATCGAATAGAGCCAAATACGGTTGACCCATTCCGTTATATAATATGGGTTTTTGTTTAGCTGCCATAAACTGGGATTCTTATGAGTGTTCCACTTTCCACCTCTTTAAAAGGATTTAATATACCATTAGCTTCTGCAATAAGATACCATTTACCAGAATCACCATAATATCTATAGGCTATATTCTGTAAAGTCTCTCCATCCTTAATAGTGTGTTGAATATCATTAGGGGACGAAGGTACAGAAACTACCGGAGCTTCTAAAGAGTAATCACCATCTCCATAATTTAGAGCATAGGCATTATTATAAGGACTAGCTCCCATCAAATATTGGTTAACATCAATCATATTTAATACCTCCCGTCTTTTTAAGTGAATCGGAATTTATAAAATCTCCATAGGATAAGTTATATGCACTTACTCTCTTGAAAATCAATTCTTGAGTTGCTGCTGCAGGCAATAACCTACCATTACCAAAAGTAGCTGGCTTTCCAGGTACCCTTATTCTATAACCGTTCTGAAAGTTCTTCAGAGTATAAGTTGCTGAAGTAAGAATGTAATAATGGTTATCAAAGATACCAGAATCCCCCCATTCTATCTTAACAATAGGAGGAGCTGATTGATAACCATTAGCCTTAGTCCAGGCCTCTAATAATCTACACTTATTGATTACCTCCTCAGGATTTTCTGGGTCATTACAGTACCAAGATACGTTGAATTGAATAATATCCTCAGCACCAGTAAAATGATACATTGGTACATTACGTCCCATTGATTTAATGGTTGCCCATGTGGTTTCTCCTCGGAAGTCTAATTCCGGAGGTCTATTCTGTAAGGTAATGTATTGGGTGGGGTTAACAGTCATATTATATATCCTTACCTCATTCTGATATATAACCTCTGTTTTAGCCTCGAAGTTTCTGTAATTAGTAGTATTCTTATTTCCCTTTGCTGGGTCTACTCCTTCGCCTTCTTCTAATCTTGGAAATTGTAATTCCATTCTCCATTTAGCCTGGAGCTGTTTGTTTAGGATTGGGTTCTTGGATGATATCTGAGCTTCTCCTATTACCCCATTAGGGTCATAGAGTTTACCCTTTTGAGCATCATCTTTTGGAAGAGTAGAAATAGTTCGATTAAGTAATATCCGAGCTCTCCATAGTTTATTTAAGGGACCCGTAAGAACACCTGCTGTATCTCTTGTAAGGTCATTGTATTTTTCAACAATCTTACCTGCTGCTTTATTTAATACTCTAG